TCGCTTACCGTGCCTTTTTCTGTTAAAAAATTAAAATTTTAAATAGCTACTTGCGCAATAGCCTGTCTTACCTTTGTATTTTACTTTATGCCATGCAGTCCCTTTTTTTACAATTTTCACGGTTGCACCTTTAGGGATTTTACAAATTACGTCAGATTTAGTATTTGCGCTTGCCCTCATAATTAGGGGATCGTTTTTTGTAATAACTGTTGCATAGACTTTTGCTTTACTTGCTTCTTTCACGGTTGTTCCGGAAATGTCAGATTTAAATTTTTTCCATCCAGCGTTGTCTTTTCCAACCCATGGGCCAGGACAAACCTTACCGTTTACGTCATAGTGTCTAATAACGTGGTCTGCATTAATATTATACTTTTTCATGTAGTAGGTAACTAACCAAATGAGATCCTTGTACACATCCGCTGGCACACCGCCTACACAGTTGCACATTTCGATGCTAAGACTATTTGCATTGGTAGCAATCTTGTATTTACTACCTGCGCCGTTTTTTAATGTATAGCATCCACCGACTGCCCATGCTACACGACCTAGTGGGACGGACTTATATACAACTCCGCTACCATCGATGAAACAGTGGGCAGAAGCATGCCTATTAGGGCTCTGAAAGTATTTACAGTTATTTAGTGCTGTATCGCCCTTATTCCCTGTGTAATGTACAACGATATATTTAATATCGCTTAGGTCCCTTTTACCGCCATAATTTGAACTATGAGAAAATTTATTAATAAATTTCATTTTTATACCTTCTTTGTATGTAATGTTAGATTATTCTGTTAAGTCTGCAGGTCCTTGGTAATCGGGGTCCACTGGCTGTCCTAGTTCTGCATAAGACATTGCATTTACGCTATCTTTTACCCCAGGAGTCGTTGGGTCAACAAGGATCCCAAGTCCAACCAAGGCATTAAGGATAAGCCCTACAATCTGCATAACAACGTCCTCTGATACCTTTGGTGTGATTCCAACAATTGCAAAAATTTGATACACGAAAATTACAGCCGCTGAAATGAGTGCTACTAATGTTGCTTTGTTTTTAAATCTTAGTTTTAAGTTCATATGTTCCCTCCGGTTATATAATACATTTCCTATGGTTCATTTTTGTGTTTATGTAATTATCCCTTGTAAAAAGGCTCCCATTGTTTAGGTGGAAATTTGTTTAATTTCCAGTCGGCAGGATAATCATAGGAGATATGGCATATTTGCCTAGTTCCCCCATCCTGCAATTCTAAAAACGGACATTTAATACTACAACCACAAATATCTTTGCTAAGAGTACAAATATCTTGAATTGTTTTTAGTGCAACAGCCACTGCTTCTTCCGTATACCCTCCATAATTTTTCTCATCCATAAATATTTACCTCCTACTTTCTAAATGCTCGCCACGTAGTATCTGGATTGTCTGCAATACTCCAATTATCAGGCTCTAAATCTGTAATTGTACACGTATCATTATCTTTGAGTTCTCGTGTAATATCTTGTTTAAAAGCCTGTCCATATGCTCATAACGGATTTGTAATACCAACCATATCGTAAATATTGCCATTATCTTTACCAGTAACTCTAAATGCAGGCTTGATATTCTCTTGAACCCATTTCCATTTTTCTATATTGGTTTTTAAAAACCCAACTCCGTCTTCAACCATTTTTGAAAACATATAAGACCAAATATAATTTTTTCGTATTGCTTCATTTTTCATTGCGTCTCTTACAAAACTCAATCTTTAGTTAACTAATCCGCTTTCGCCCCATTTAGTTAAGTTCAAGTGCTTTGACTCTTTTTTCCAACTTACTTGATTTAAACTTTTTATACATAGTATTCCAAGTAACAAACGTAAATCCTTTATTAATGGCATGCTGGAAAATCTGTCTGAATGAATCAATAGTTGGAGTATTAGCATTATTAGTACCATGTGATGCTAAATTTAACCATCCTTTTCCTGATGATGTCATAGAGTCAATAATATATTTTATAGCATCAACGCCACGATCTGTGAAAGTTCTATTATTATAGAACTGTTCGATGTATCTTAAATCTTGTCCAGAGACAAAGTCATTTGCTGTCAAATCAGCATATTTATAATAGATTCTTGCAAGTTCAATGTCTTTTAAAAAGTTCTGTGTTTTAAAAGACTCTGGTGTTCCATCTGCTCCACCGCCAGCAGTTATTATTCCATTAACTTCAAATCCGTTTTCCGTTAAAGCCTTTTTTGCTCCTGCATAAACATTGTAATAATCTTCATCCTTACTTAGTGAATTTAATTGAGACCCCCAATGTGAAAGCACTTCACCACCATTCGCAACAGCTCTTTCAAGTACTTGTTTAGCTGTTTCAGTGCCTTGCGACGTGATATTTTCTAATTTTGATGGAATTGTCGCATAGCAAAATGGAATACTTAATTCTTCGGCTAAATCTTGGAGTTGGTCAATATCAGCATTGGTATCATCAAACGTAATTGTTGCATAAAGCCCGTCAAATTCTCCCCATGCAAAATCATTTTTTATTTGATTTTCAATTACTCGTTTTTTGATATTTTCGTATTCAAAAGAGTCGATAGTTCCATCTTCTAATTCAGTAACTCTTTTCTCAATGTCAGTAACTCTTTTCTCAATAATTGGATTTACTTTAACTGTTCTAACCAGTCTATAATGTTCGAATACGAGTTCGCCTTTAGAAGTGTTAATGCTATTTACAATAGCTTTCACAGCATTAGCAGGAGCGGTAACCTCAACTGTTTCTTGACTCCATGTTTTTGAAAATGGTACATAGGAGATAAGACTATCAATATCATCAAACCAAAGCACAGCATGGCAATTACTACCACCATTTGCTGTATATCTGTATGTATCACGACCAATTATGTTATTTATAGTTAAGTGCCGTGCGGTTGATGCTTCGCCAGCATCGTCAACTTTTTTATCTGTTCGAACCCAGCCAACCTCCATTGTGTCATTTCCTATTTGATGAAATTCTGTGATTTTTTCAATTGCATCTGTATCAATGTCAGTAACTCTTGTATTAATGTCAGTAACTCTTGTATCAATGTCAGTAACTCTTGTATTAATGTCAGTAACTCTTGTATTAATGTCAGTAACTCTTGTATAAGATTCCTTCTCAACAAGCATTTCTCCAAAACTATCCCATTTACTAACGCAGAGATATTTCACTCCTTCTGGAATTGTGATACATTCATCAAATTTTCTTTTTTCATAATTTGTATCACTAGAGTCTGGATATGTTGTAATCTTATCTTTATTGCTATCTCTTAAAGAATATAAAGACGAATGATAACCATTGTAACCGACAATGTGATATTTTTCGCCTACCTCGACTTCAATTTTTGTGTATGATGCGTGTGAATCACTTCTTAAAGAACCATCTCTACTGTAGAACCAACCGTTCGTCCATAATGGTTTAATATTATAATATTTATATCCTAATGAATCACCTAAATCTTCCTTTAGTAAATTCATTTTTTCTGCTACATTGTAGTCTGTATCAAAGATATGTGTACAACATACGATCATGTCTGCACTATCTGTTGCATTTACAACTACATACTTTGCACCGCTAGGAACTGCAACATCTAACATTTGTTTTGTCCAACTGCCAGTTGTCGTACTGATAACATTATTATTTCTATCTAAAAATATACAATGCTTTATTATCCCACCGGCATGATCTTTAACTTTAATAATTGTATCTTCGCTACATAATTTATACGTTTTATGCCATCGGTCAGACTCATCCTTTGCAAAGATTTCTCCTTTTTCATTCATGCACCCTGACCAATCTTTATAAATTGGTGTAGCAAGTAATAATTTACGTGTTCCAAATACCGATTTATTTAATGATTCAATATCACGTTCTTCGAAGTTATCTAAATCCTTATTTAGTAAATCAATTTTTTGTAAGGTTTTTTGATAATCATGCGGTATTGTATTTAATACTCTTTGTCCTTCTTCTTGTATTTCCTTTTTTTGAGCCTGCACGGTGTCTGAATTAGAAATTGCGTTTGCAATAAGTTGCAAGCCATTGTCTGTTGCTAATTTACCCACTTTAAACCTCCTTTTGGCATAAGTCTCCGTCTGCATCTATATATAGCCCTAATTTTGTTGCAAGATTATCTCCCATTTTGCTTTCCAATTTTGCGAGTCTATCTCCTGTCGCTTTTGCGTCTGCGGCTTTCCCAGATACTGTAAGAGTACTATCTGTCGTTATCATTTCTAGTAATTTTCCAACGGAGACTTTTTTTAGATCATCTTTTCCAGTTACAAGATAATCATCCTTATTCAGTGTATCTTGCAAGTCCAAATCATTTATTGTGATATATTCCATTTTTTACCTGCGCTTATTAGCTTAATTTATTGTTTTTAATATAATTTCTAAGTTCGTTTACATGATTCTTTAGTTCTTTATCAACAATCCAAAAACTTCCTTTATTGTTCTGTGACAACGGTTCTCCTGTTTCATCGTCGATTTCGTTAAATGTATACGATACTCTGTCTCCACCGTCGATATTTAATACCATAAAGCTACTTAACTGTTTCATTTAATACTTGCTCCTGTTCTTTAATAAAATCTTTAATTTCCTTGACGTATTGTTTCTCGTAATCTATTGTTTCTTCTTTTTTTGAGTTATCGAATTTTTCAAGCCTCTCAAACTCATAGTCTTTCTGAACAGCCTTTAATTCCCAGGAAAACTTTAAATTTTCTGTACCTTGCACGACAAAGTAAGTAGGTGTTTTTTCTTTTATCCATAGGTCTCCTTTGCCCTCTTTTTGTAAGAATACATAATATTCTGTATTGGTATTTACTGTTTCTGAAAAAATATCATCGATCGCTATATAACATTCCCCTGTATCGTCAATTCGAGCGGTTCCAATGTCTCCAAAGTGCGGTGTTGGCATTTCGTAGCAATATTGTAATCTTTGGTTATAGTTGTTTGTATTTACAATCCTGTTTTTTGTCCCGGAGACCGCAAAATCTCCGTACACATTAAATTCGGAAGCAGAAACATATGCTTTGTTATGATTCCTCGAAACATAAAAAACACTAAGAGATCCTATGCCATTGCTAACATCAATTCCATCTTCTGTTATCTCTAGTCCATTTTTAAAATTTAATGAATCTGCTGTATCTGTGTTATCTTTAATTTTAATGTAAGCCGGAGATATGATTGTGCTTTTCCCGGATCCATTTTTGTTTTTAGATACAAAAATTCCGTCCTTAAAGAGTCCTGGAGCTAAGCATGTATAAGACTGAGGTGTTTCGTTTCCTTTCGTGCCCAATAAGTAGTTATTTACTACAATTCCGTTTTGGTCAATACTCACAATTTCTTTGTTAAAGAAGTTGTAAACATGCATACTACCATTGCCATAGTTAAGTCCTTTTCCACCTAGATTAAGTGCTCCACCTCTCGCATAATCAAATGATATGAACATACCATTTTCATTTTTATAAATACCTTTCCATTGATAATTATTTGTCAGTCGTTTTAATATTTCATCTTGAGTTAATTTACCATCTGTATACTTTTTCGCCTCATTGGTAGAATCACTGATTGCATTGATTAACTTTCTGCCACCAATTGTTATGTTATCTCCACTTATATATACTCTACCCGTATCCATATCGACTTGAAAGATAATGTTTCCATTTGTATCTTTTATTGTAATTGCGCCAGCATTAATGTAATCTGCATTAATACCTTCCGCATATAACAGCCTTGTTATCATATCTCCTGTAATCATAAATCCATAGGGATAATTTTTACCACCATCAGTAGAAAAACCAATTGCTTCTGAGGTTAATTTAATAACATTCTGTGATTCTGCAATGGTCGGTTTATCGTGCAAATAATAAATTGTAGATCCATCCGCTTGTTTTTCTGCTGTGGAATACATACCGCTAGAATTTTTTAAAGATTGATTTAATCTTTTTACAGCTAATTCTCTTGCTGTTCTTTCGTTTTCTACAAGATTTTTTGCTTTTATAATCGCTGGAGTTGATGGGGCAACATATTGCCCCTGATTCCTCATTCCAGACTCTGCACTGCATTGCATTGTTGTATAGCCAGCAAACGTAAATGTAATGTCTGTTAAAACAGTGTAAAAGCTATTACCTCGCCAGTCCGTTACTTTTGCCAGATCCATGAATTCCGCAATCGGATAAGCAATAGATTCAATCGTAAACGGGCGGAAATGAGCGCCTTGGAATTTATTATATATAGAGTTAATTAAAGTATCTTCTTGACCTTTTGCCAGTGGATTTTCTACGCTTAATACATATCCTTCTTTTCCGACAAGCACTGTTTCTTCTTTTTCCGTGGTACTTTCATTTCCATCAGTATTACTTCCGTCTGTATCACTTTCATCGGCATTTGTATTATTTTCGCTTTTTTCTGTATTACTTTCATCTGTATTTTTAACTATGACAGTTTTCTTTGTTTGTACACCAGTGACGGATACATCACTTGTTGCAGGAGACAGCGTGTTATAATCTTTTAAATCATGATAATTGCCACTGCTATAGTCAAAATTATACGTCATGATCTCTAAGTATCCCTGACGGTTAATTCTTGCGTTCCCAGCGGCAATCATGGCGATATAGCCAATGATTTGCCTGTATGTATAATCGCCAGATGGCTGGGTCTGAATGATAAAATCGCTGTTAAAAAAGTTCGTGTTGCCAGGCAAAATACCACATTGATCGCAAATATCTAACAGTACACTTTTTGCTGTCGCTGGAAATATCAATTTTGTGCTGTACGCTTTATCGCATTTATACATGTCATCGTAGCCGATAATTGTAACAACACTGCCATACGACTCTGGCTGAGTAACCGTAAATATACCAAAGTCTATTTGACCAACTACAGTTACGTCACTTTCCTCACATCTTTGCGCTAATAATGCTTTACCGTATTTTGTTGCAAGTATATGCCCGTATTTATCTCCAAGTGCTTTTATTTTTTCGGCAGAGTTGATAAATGTAAGATATAACTTAATTTTTGCACCATAAAAATCATAATTTAGAAGATGATCGTCCTCATTCATGATTTCTAGTTGGATGTTTCTGCTAACAGCAACTCCTAATGGAATACCATTAGCACCTGCGGAATCTAGCAAGCTATTATTTGTTATCGTAAAATCTTCTTCCGTGAGTTTTAGTACTGTACCATTTAAAAAAGTAATTTCAGCGGTCTGCTTAAAATCTTGCTGGTCTGCCATTAAATCTTTAAAATTATTGCTAACGTTAATCATACGAGCTTTTCCATCCCTTCTGCATTAAAGGATAGCGTTTTTAACATTTCATGATTGTTTTTTAGCGTCTGTATAGACGAGCTTTGTAACTGCCCAACGTAAAATTTTGCATCCCTCCATTTGCCGTGATAAACGGAAAAATAATGCAATGTAAACGTCTTTCCAACAACCATTTTTAAGATTTTTGACGCATCTGCCATTGGAACATTAGATGCACTATAAGAATATTGCTCCACAGTAAACATGGGGGTTATTTTTGCGGATCCGCTTTTTACACGTCCGCTTCCCTCCGTGTAAGTTGTCTCGTATGCAAAAGCCATATCGCAATCCGGCTGAAATACCTCTGCGCCATTTATTCTAAATTTATCTTGTGCCATATCAATACCTCTATGCAAGTAAAAACGGATTATTTCCATTGCCCATTTGCCTTAATTTTGCTTCGTTTATTACTTCGTCGAATAACGTTCTACGGTTCAGTTGTGCTGTAAGTTTATATGTAACATTTTTATTTTTATCGTTATCTGCGTTTTGCAAATTATTAATTGCTGTTAATAGTTCGCTTAGCAATTCTTTTAAATTTTCATTATTCTGTATATTGATTCCATTTGTAGATATAGCCGCCGCTATTTTTGTTGGAATGATCGTACCTTGAGCAATGTTTGGTGTTTTTACATTAATATTTGTAAGTTTATCCACCTGATTTTGCAAAGATCTTAGTGTATCTGGAAATGTTTTTTCGATTCCGACCGTAATACCAGCTGGAATCATTTTACCAATTTGGTCTCTAAACACACGAGATGGAGAATGAATCCCTAAGAAATCTTTTGCAGAATCTAAAGCATCCGATGCTACATCTCCAATTTTTGCAATTAATAAATATACATTATCTGCAATACCCTGGATAATACCTTTGATAATGTTTTTACCTAGTGATATAAAGTTTTTTACACTAAATTTATTTTTGAATTTAGAAATAGCATCTGTCGCTTTAGATACCATTTTGCTAGGTAAGCTTTTAATTCCGCTAATTATATAGTTCACAATATTTCTTGCTGTTTGCTTTAATGCAGCTAATCCACCACGGATACCATTTCCAACATAAGTAACACCTTTTGTTCCGATTTCTTTCATTTTGCTAGGTAGATTTTTTATTGCATTTACAATACTGCTGTGTACATCTCCTGCCGCTTTAGCAGCCGCAGAGCGCATACTAGAGATCCCATTTTTAATACCTTTTATAATATTTTTACCCAGTGACATCCATCCAAAAGCTTCAAAAACTGCTACGATTGCTTTTATAATCTGTGGTATATTTGCTATCAACGTAGGTATAGACTTTATCATTCCTTTGAGCAAAATGACAATTATTTTTACACCAGTGGCTAAAATTTTTGGCATATTATCATTGATAATGCCACAAATATTTATAACAATTTGAGGTACATCCTTAATAATATCTGGCATAGCATCTGCAATACCTTTTGCAAGATTAAGCATTAAATTAAGTCCAGAATCGACCAATTTTCCAGCATTTTGTCTGAGGTTTGCAGTGAAATCTACTAATGCAGATAAACCTTTTGAGATAAAATTACTCGCTCCTTTTTCGATACCTTTTGCCAACTCGTTCATGAACGATACACCCGTTTGTGTTAATGCTGTTACAATACTTCCAGCGACTGTAATTGCATTTACAACGATTCCAATCCAGTCGATTGATTTTAGCAATTGCGCAAGTTTTGTGCCAAGTTGGCTCCAATTTGTGTTTATGAGTGCTGTATTAAGCGTTGTTAAAATGCCTTTCGCGAACCCAGACAAACTACTTCCGATCGTCTTTACATCTATTTTAGCAATTGCTCCGTTTAGTAGCTGTGCGATAGATAATCCAATTAAGTTCCAATTTAATGTATTAACTGCACCTTGTAGCATTTTAAAAGGTGTGTTTATGCCATTTGCAAATAGTTTACCTACGTTACTCCAGTTCACTTCTTTGAATAATCCATTTACTGCTTCCGCTAATTTAGATCCAAGATTCTTCCAGTCTATTCCTTCTAGTAATAGATTTAATGTATTAACAAGAGTATTAATACCAGCACCAATGGTACGACCAAGTAGATCCCAATTAATGTTATCTACTAAACTGTTAAATGTACGAGTAAATGCATTTACGAATTTTGTAATTTTAGGACCAACGTTTTTCCAATTAATAGCATCATATATTTTTTGTAATACACCATTAATTTTTTGTGCTAAAAATTTACCAAGTCCTTCCCAGTCTTGAGCCGCTATCATTTTTTTTATTTTGTTTGCCAGATCTGATATACCGCTATCAATTTTGACAGTTTTAAACATATCAGAAGGTGATAGGCCTCCTAGGCCTCCTGCTTTCGTGGATGGAGTTTTCGTGCTAGGAGTTTTAGGAGTCTTTACACTAGGAGTTTTCGTGCTAGGAGTTTTAGTTTTTGTATTTGTATCCTTTTGTGTTTCAAAACGTCTAATTTCATCGAGCCCAGACAAATATTTTTGGTTTTCTTTGTTTGCTTTTTTTGTTGCATTCGTGGATTTTTTCTTTGCGTCTGTATTCTTTTTTGTTGCATTTGTGGACTTATTTGCCGCACTCGCAGATTTATTTGATGCATTTGTAGACTTGTTAGCTGTATTTGTAGATTTTTGCAAGCTTTTTGCATAATCTTGCTGTACAGCAACTGCTTTTGTAAATGTCTTTTGTCCTGTTAATGCTGCAATAAACATACCAATTTTAGTAATTGCTGCAGACAACATGTTAATAAAAGCTGTTATATAAGGTGCTACAACAGTAATAATCGGGGCAAAAGCGGTTGCTAAGCTATTTTTAAGCTGTGTTAAAGCCGACATCATAGAGGATAATGCAGCATTTGTGATGCTAGAATACTGTGCGAGGTTGTTAAGCCCTGATACTGCCCCACTTGTAACAGCCGAGATACCCGAAAATACAGCATTGAATAATATTCCACTTGCTAACATCTGTGTCATTGAATAATTTGCATTATCTGTACTACCTTTTAAGCTTGTGAATTTACTTATTAAATTTGATAATCCTGATCCTGCATTTTTTACAGCACTTCCAATTTTGGAAAAGATAGAAGATATTCCCAAATTGGCTCCTGATCCTTTTGCATTTAGATTTGTAGACTGCTGTTTTACTTTTTGCTCTTCTCGCTCTAAGGATTCTAAATTACGTTTTGCATTGCTAGTATCAATGTTTACTTCCGTTTTTGTAGCACCCAGCGATCTGAGATCCGCTTTTGCGTACTTTATAGTATTTTCTAGCTCTTCAATTTCTCGTTTATAGTTATTTTCAAAACTTTTGTCCCCTCCAAGGCTTTGAAAAAGATTTGAAGCTTTTCTTAGCTCTGCTAATCGTGCAGTTGCTTGTTCGATCTGACTGTTTAGTGCAGCTATTTCTTCTTGCGTACTTTGATTAACTTCCTGCGACATCCGCTCAAAAACAGCTCTTTCATCTGCTGATAAAGTATTAAGGCTTTGTTCTGCATTGCTAGTATCTACATTTATATCTACGTTTGTGTTTGTAAGACTTTCGAGTTCTGCTTTTGCATATTCAACCGTGTTTTCCAGTTCTTCGATTTTTTGTTGCTCTTCCGTCCACAGATCGCTACCTTTTCCACCTGCTCGCTCTAGCATATTTTGTTTAAGCATAAGCTCTTGCATCTGTGCTTCTGCTTGCTGAATTTGATCTTTTATTGCCTTAGCTTCTTCTTCGACATTTTGCAACGGTCCTAAATTTACGTTTTTTGTCATATTCCCAAGCTTTGCCGTTGCTTCTTCTGCATTTGCACCGATTTCGTAAACCTTATCTGCAACTCTTTTTGTAAGATCTTGCATATCTTTAGCAGATGTCTCTAAACTATCTGTTTTTATTTTTGTGTCAATGACAATTGTTCCGTCAATTTCTGACATTGCGCTTGTCCTCTCTTATTTTCTGCCAAAGAGCTTGTCTAGCTCTTCTTGTTCTTCTTTGCTTCTCTTGAATTTATCAGCTTCAAGTTCGATAAGGTTTTTATTTTGTTTATAATATTCGCGTTCCCATTTTTCTAATTTTCCCTTGCGTTTTTTGTCTCTGATACTTAAAACAGTAGAAAATGTAGACTCTCCGATCTCCATGTACATTGCCATAAAGGACCACCAATGCAAGTAGTCCTTTTGTCTTACATCTACACCAGCGACTTTATTAACCCCAGCAACGATCAGTGGTGCATCTTGTTTCCAGTCCATTGTGCGTGGTCGTGGTGTGCTATCTCCCTTTATCCCACAGTCTATAAATTCACAGGCTTTTTCGATAGCTTCATTTAAATCAGCGTCGGGGATAGAATCTACATCTGGAAAAAGAATATCTAGCATTGTAAACGCTTTAATTTCTTCTTTTTCTTCCTCTGTTTCATTACCGCTAAAAATATCTTTGTCATTCATGGCGGCGATAATATCGAGGATAACTCTGTAGTCCGTCCTGATTTTATAGTCTTTGCCGTTTATGTTTAGAGTAAAAGGGAGTCGCCAAGCATACATTATGAGTGGTACTTAGACGTGTATTTGTTTAACCGTCTTCGTACCCGATTGGTTCTTACATTCATTTCTGTTTTAATTACTTTTGCGATAGCATTTAAAACACTTTCGACAAAAAACTCTCCGTTATCTAGTACTGTAAGTGGTCCATTAATCGTAAAAAATGCTTTATCTGCATCCGCATTAATTAAATAGCTAATTTTATCTTTTAATGCTGTTTCTACTGTTTTGTAAGCATCCGCATCGTCCTCTGGAATTGATAAATTGTTTAGATAGTCAACTACATCTTTATATCTCTGTAAAATGTTTGTGTCCGAAGGCGAAAATGAAAACTTTCCTAACAATTTTCCTTGTTTATTTTTAATGTTATAGATCTTACTGTTATCATCGATAACAATGTCACATACCTGTTGATTTTTTCCCATTCTTTAACTCCTATTCTTAAAAAAATGTTTCTATTTACCAACACCAGCTGTAAATGTTGGTGTTCCAGATTTCAGTGATGCTGCTGTAACAGTACCAACTGTTCTTGTACCGTTCTCTTCAATTTTGAACGGGAAATTTAACCCACCAGTATCTCCACCATAGCTCTGAGGTTTAACTAAAACTTCCTGAACATATGCCTTGTGTGTGTCTGCGGATGTATCTTCAATGAGAACTTCCAGCGTGAGTGTTTTACATGCCTCACCTTTTTTGCGTTCCATCGCAAGATCTCTTACCACTTTATATAAATCAGAGTCAGGATTTGCATAAAATGTATCTACATCCGTTTCAGGTTCATACCCATTATCATTTACCTTTGTCTCACCTAAAATATTCTTAACTTTGTCTATGTCTGGGTTAAGGTCTGTAGACATATCCTCGATGTCGCTCCCGATAATTTCCCACTTCGCGCTAGTCAAAGTATTTTTAAAAGTAGAGTCTATGTATAATGCTAAAGCTTCTCTTTCTAATTTCATGTTTAAAAATCCTTTCTGGCTACTTTTTAAATTTGTATCTATATCGTAAAGTCATTCCAATTACCCAGTCTTGTACACCGTTTTCTTGTAATTCCTCTGGGTAACTTGGAGACGTTCTTGTTATTTCTTCAATTGTCCGTCCATTTTTAAGCGGAGGATATTGATCTAACTTATAATCTGTGTTATCTATTGCAACCGGCTGTTTTTCTAGCCATTTACCCATATTGTCTAAAAATTCTTTAATATCTATTTTAGACTCCTGCGAATCTAAAGCTGTACGATAGATAATATAAAATGGATAATCACATAATTGATCTGTTAAACCAGTGATATATTTTTTAGAGCTATAAATTACAGCTCCTGACACGGGTTCGAATGCAATACCGCTGTCTTCTTTTAGAGTCGTAAACTTTATCTTTTCACCTGCTTCTAAACCGGGGTATTGATTTAGTAGTGTCTTCAATGCGTCTGTTAAAATATCATATCCATCAATATCATATTTAATTGTTTTCTCCGCCTGCACGTTTTTTTACTCCTTTTATCCACGCTTCCCCGTCCTGTCTCTTTGCAGTATCAAACCATTTTGCAGTTGCTCCAGCTTTGCTATATCGTAAATTTTTGCTTGTTAAAACCTTGCGTGCATCTTTTCTTGCCCATGCAGATCCTGTCTTTTCGTCTACCATGACCTTTCCCATGTATTGGAATCTTCCATATGGTGTTCCGTATGCAGCATATACCTTTCCTGTTCCTGCGACAGATGCACTTCTTGCTCTTGTTAGTTTTATCAAGTTCCCGTCCCTCATAGGCATATACGGGACCATACTGTTCATAATTTGCGTATCTAACCAGTATTGTGCATCCTCAAATTGCTTTTCGAATCTTTTAAGATCTACATTGAGCTTTACACCACCAGTAACAATGGAGTATTTAGGAAAATGAAATATATTACTCATCATTTGCCTCCGATCTCGAAGTGTTTAATTAACGTATATGGTCCACCAATGTTTGTTATTTTATAAACATGATCGTATTTTTTATTCATGTAGTCATAAAATCCTCCGTTTACACGATTTGTATAGTCTTTGTCTTTTATAACTGTTTCTTCGTATTCTGTGTCTATAAAAAAATCTCCCTCTGCAAATGTAATTGTCTCTGTAAGTCTATCTTCTTCCTGCTTCGACCATTCTTTCGGATTGTAATATTCTTTTCCACATACAATTTTTTTGTCTGAATTAGTCGTATATTTAATATGCAAATTAGCTGTATCTGCGCTATCTAAGCCTGTTTTTACGATATTTGCTGTTTTATTTATAATCAGATCGCATTTAGTGACAACATGTGGATACCAACAAATTTCTTCGTCTTCGTTCTCAAATTTATTGAATATTGTAACTGTTTTATCGTACATAGTTATCTCCTAAAGTCCTGCATATAAAAGATTTCGTCCATCATCGTCTGTAAGTCTAGATAGATATTGCATTGCTGTATCTCTAAGTAAGGCTTTTTCTGCGCTTTTGTCTGTAGCTGCTGTTGTGTAAACACTACTAAGTGCTGCACTTGCAGAGTAAGAGATGCTCTCAGATCCAGAGGAGACGGAAGTAACCGTTTTACCGGTTACTGTACCGTCTTCTTGCTGTATACTGCCTGTGCTGGATAAAGATTGCTTGCGTAACATATCGATGTTATATATTACTTCTGCGATGTTACATACTGCTTTCCTGATTTTTACTTGTGTGCGTTCATTCTCAGGAAATTTATCAACAAGCCGATCAAATGTAAGCGTATCAATATAATCGCTTGCTCTATCCGCATATTTATTAAAGGATTCCTGCGGTATATCGTCTCCATAGTAATCATCTGTATAAAATTCATATGTTGCGTACATACCGCATTACCTCCTAGTCTTCTTTAACAGTTGCTGTCGTTTTTCCGACTTTTAAAGCTTTATATTCTTTATCACATTCTACGACTGTAATTTTCTGTCCTTTTGCCGCTTTAAGCTCGGATGTTCCGTCCCATGCTGTCCATGTTTTTACGTTCTGTCCGTACAAAACGCCTGCATCATCATTTCCGATTTTTACCTTATATGTATTAGCGCCATCTTTTGTTGGTGTCACAGACAGTTTTGTCATTCCTGTTGTTGTTCCGCTTGCAGTAGATTGTACTGTTAATGTACCAATATCTTGTGTACCCTGTACTGTAATAACTGCAACAGCGTCAATGTATTCTGCAAACAGTGTGAGTGCTGTAATTGCAAAAGACTCAGACACAGCTGTCTTGTAGTTGCCCTGCGTGTGGAATCCGATTAAGCTTGTCTCTCCTGCTGTAGTATAATTAAGCCCTGCTCGTGTAAAATCACTTTCATTCGGGTCTACATAGTAAAGCACAATGTTTTTGGCTGGAGTCGCAATAACCTGTCCCTGTGGGATTTCATTGTCTCCAAGTAGAAAGATGGTATCAAATCCGAGGAAATCTTTAATATACTGGAATCCAAACTGATTCTGGATTGTAATATTAGCTCCTCCGAGGTATTTGTAAACATCTAATACATTTACAAATCCAACCGTACCGGTAGACTGCCTGTGCATCTGCTTAAATTTGTTTTCGACACGCCCTTTCGCCATTGCAAGTGCCATCTGGAAATCAGACTCTGTACTCTTTAATGTGCCAGTTTTTAAATAGTCATAAAAACGGTCTGTTACATTTGTCTGTAGTTCATATAAGAACTCATTATCGGTCTCCTGTACGGCATTATCGTATCCGTGATCTTTAATATTTTCGATGGATACTGCTTTTGCGTACTTTTCGATTGTCATTTCTGCATAGTCTTTTTCTTTTACGGTAAACTTGCTGTAAGGGATTTCTTCTCCTTCTCCAACATTTCCGTTTTCTAGTTTACCTTCTGCATATTTACTTTTTAAAACAGCTCCAGGGGTCTTTTTAATTGGCTGCATAATTCCAAGAATTTCCTGAAGGTGATCCCATGTCAGCTGGAATCGAGTAACAAAGTCAATTTCTCTGGCTGTTACTGCAATATCATGCGTTGTGATTAAGTTATTTTGTGGCATTTACTGGTCCTTTCCGAACAAGCTAAGATGTTTAGCAATTTCGGACTGTCGTTTGCTCGAGTCCTTAATTCCCATAATTTCTTTTCTTGTCATTGTTGTTGTTGATCCGGCATAATTTTTGTGTTTATCTGTAAATCTTGCCGCATTTGCTTCTAAATGTTCCTGATTCTCATTTACAAAAGCAGATTTGTCTTCTTCTTTGATCTGGTCCAAATAATCGTTAAGCCCAAGAATTTTGCCATTTTTTAGCTTTAAGCCCGATTTTTTAATATCTTCGATGATTGCTTTTTTTGCAAATGCGCTTGTAAATTTGACCTCTTCCAATTCATTTTTGAGTGCATCATTAAAGTCACGATCATAAAGCTTTTTATTGTATTCCTCTTCTGCTTCTTTCGCCTTGTTTTTATAAGTCTCTAATTCGACTTTAATTTGTTCAGGGTCGATGCCTTCAAATTTTTCTAGTGTTTCTTCTGCTGTTTCTTTCTTTGCTTTCAAGTCGTCACGCTCTGCTTGTAGTTTTTCATTTTCTTTCTGCAATTTTTTAATGTCCTTGCCATTTTCTTGCATTACAAAAGCAATTTGTTCTTCTGTCAGACCTTTTTCTTTTAATGTTTCTGTCTTCATAAATGATTTCCTCCGTTATAGGTTATTTTAGGTGTGTAACCGTCCACCAACGGTTTATTTTTTAGGACTTTGTTTGTCCGATACGCATGTCAGGAATTGCACCTGCTAAGTCTCCATAAATTAAATTAATGAATAAATATCATAGAACGTTAACGAAAGGAGAAATTTTATGTTTCTATTGAGAACATGCGTACATATTAACAAGGAGGAGGTAAAGAAACGTAAAAAAAAGAGGGACCGTACGGAAATTGTACAGCCCCTATGGCTTCGGTAAGCCCCATCGCTTACTGTTTGTTTCTAATCTTTTTATTAACTTCTAAAATAAGAATTTCGCCAGTCCTTGGTCGTTGCCTTATTTCTACGTCATTCCCTCGCTTGATAATAGATGAAATGACTTGTAAATCTTTGTTAGATAACATATTACACCAACTTTCTTTTACATTTTAATTATCTCATAGTTAAATATTTTTCGCTATAATTTCGTTTAAAAAAGTAAAAAAGCACCCAGATAATGAGTGCTTTTTCGAGATACATTGCTTTTTGAAAAACAAAATGAGAAAAGATAATTTTATAAAATACAACCTTACCTCTCTTATTGTACAACAGTTAAAATATTCTCGCTACAATTTCTGTAATTTTTTATTTAATGTCTACGAATTCAATATTCTTATTCAACTTATTCGTCCTCCTCATAGATAACATCCAGTCCATAAGCAATCGCAGCTTCATGCTCAATTCGGCAACCTCTAGCTTTTTCCCAACCTTTGCAAAAATATACTGCATGGCATAAGCTCATACTTTCCAATGATTTAGCGAGGAAACATAATGAAATCTGAACTACTCCACGTTCTTCCATTTTTTCTTTGCTGTACCACTCGTCTGTAAAAAGTGTATTTACAATCTCATACCCTCTTTCCTTAAGCACTTTGATAGCTTTTTCTCTTGTTGCTACAATTTCTTCATCTGTCTTTCCAGCCATTGGCTGACTTAACATTGCTTTCATTATAACATTCTCCTTTTCTTACAATGCTCCTATTTCTTCAAATGTTTTCATAATTTTAGGAAACTGAATAGCAAACCAGTCAACGATCGTTTCTTCATGTCCGAACTTTTTATAATGTTCAAAGTTTGCCTGTAATCCACTTTCAGCAAGAAAAGCATGTATGATTTCATGTCTTAACTGTTTTTTCATAAGTTTTTCAAAATCGCCAACTTCGTTTACATTATTATTTCTGACTTTTATTATATGCGCTGTATAGTCGCAAAAACCATCAATCGTTTCTTCTTCAAACGCTTCTCTAATTATTTCGTATTCCGTTCCAAGAATATTTACTTTTTGCATTTACTTCTCCACTAACTCAAATCTATACTTCTGCTTCACATCCGATATTCTTATTCAGCAAACATCCAATCTTCCGCTAACATATCAGCCAGTGATGCTAACCACCCCATCTGTACATCAGATGTTCCCACAAATGCCACTGTTTTATTTCCAATGGCTTCAAGATCGAAATTAACAATTGTTTTGTCTGCTGTCTTATATAAAATTCCTGTTGCTAACTGGATATACTGATCCTTTCCGTTCCATCCTTTTCTCTTAACTTTAAGTCCACGTTTCATGTACTTGATAGCATCTCCGAATCCAAATGTGACTTCTCCGCCTAAAACTGGACAATTTGTTTCATCTGCGATCAGCCATTCATCAGACAAAATGTTAGAAAGTGTATATTCTACTCTCTGTGTCTCTCTAATGTCTAATAAGTCTCCTTGCCCTTTGTCGGCGTCTTCCGGTCTGCACTGCATCATAATAGTTTCTTTTTCTGCATCCCAGTACCAGTATCCACCCCAAGATGGCAACTTTACTTTATGTCCTGCTTTCATTGTCTTAAATGCATCTTCAAAATTCATTCTTTGTCCTCCTTTACATTTTTTCGTGGGTTGTTAGTGCGTTTATGAGCTCGTCTCTCGTTTTTTTTAAACCCTCTACATTGTTTCCTGTCAGCTTGTTTTCTACAAGATTGAACATACTCTTCATGATTAGATTCATATCGTCTCGTTGGTTATGTAGGGTTGTATAGTCGTTTCCCAGCTTTTGTTTTATATCTTTTATGTCTGTTTCGATGCGGCTCATACGATCATTCAAATCGTCCGTCGGTTGTTTATAGTTTTTGTATGCTTTATAAATAACACCTATCGCACCACCGATTGTAATTGTCCAGCTACTCACGATTACAATATCATTAATTGTTATCATTTTTTGTTACCTCTTGCATTATATCTTCGTGCCGCCGCACTAGCCTTTGTAGCCTGTGCTCTGCCCCATCCAGATATTTTTAGTCGTTCGCTGTATTCTTTTAGTCCTTTCTCTGCACAGTATTGCTTATATGCTTTGTTTTGTTTTTGCAGTAATGCAGATTTGCGATCAAGTTTTTGCTGTAATTCAAAGCCAATTTTATCATTTTTCGTTTGTTTTACAGCTGTCTGCAAGTTCTTCACCTTGCGTTTCGTATCCCTGATTCTGCGTTCTAACAATCGCTGTCTTTGTTGATCGTCATACTTTTGTTTATTTTCTGCTGTATCATACGTTTCAAACGGATTGTTTTCTCCGTCTCCTGCGCCAAAACTATGTCTACAATTCACTCCACATAGTCCAAGCAGTGTTCCGTATCCCGTTGTGGATTTAAAATCTGGATACCGCTTATCCTTGCCAGTGCGAGAGTAAAACTTGCCTTGCCACCAAGCGTGATTGCCAGCATTATTTCCTCCGTCTCCTGTTCTAGCCCCTAAATGGCTACTTACTAGTACAGTATCCCAGTTCATTTGTTCCATTTTTGCCAAGTCAACTTCTGCCGCTCCCTGGCTAACACCCGTGCGTACAACCATCATTGTAGCTGCTTCGATTGTAAGTTTCCTTCCAGAAGGATATGTTATTTTTATTCCTTCGTTTACTGTGTTATTTATAATATCGTTTACTGCATCGGTATAAGATTGTGCGCCAGACATAACCATGTTATATGCATTATCCATTTGTTTTATAAACATATTCGTAGCATCTACCGCCGTTGTCTTGCACATATTACGCATTTCTCCGCTTGTTGCTTTATAATTGCGAGTCATTACATCTTGCAGATATGGGTCCTTTAAAAATCCTGTCGTTTCCATGCCTGCTTGTTCGTAAATTTTGTTTTCTGCATTGATCGTTGTTATTCCAGCATCCACCATCGCTTCTTTGAGTGCTGTCTCTCTTATATGTGCTTTGTTTGCAATTTCTTGCTGTATTTCTGTTCGCAAATATCCAGCGTCCTCTAGTACTTGCATCTGATACTTGTCTTTTGCAGTAATAAGATACTCGTCTTTACGATCTAGGCGATGTAAAATAGCAGATACGATCTTGTTTATAATAATTGTATGTAAATTACTAGCAATTTCCTCAGATTTTTCTGTTATTTTTTGCAAAAATTCTGGTAAAAGCATAGCTATTCTTCTTTCAGATTGTTAAATAATGTATCGTCTTCTGTCTCTGTTTCTGCTTCAATCGCTTTTGCTTCTTCTTCCGTGTATCCTTCAAACTTTACAAGGTATCTCCAAAACTTAATATGTCCTGCGGTTACATAACTGTACCAACGAGCTCTATCTTCGTCCTCGTTGTAAGTTATGTCTCCAAAGTCATAGGTTGTCTCGTATGCGCCGATTGGCGTTATGTTGTAGAGATCTGCAAAATTATTAAGCGCAAGAATAAGATCATCTAGGCACGCTTGTAGTCTATCTCGCATATCCTTTATTGTCTGTATAGTCCTGCGATCGTCCGATTCTACCTGCGTAGCTGTTACCATGCCTGTTTTTTCATTGAATACAAAATATCCATCAGAAAATCCACATTTGAATCCAATTTGGCTTAGTAATGCATTTATCCAGACCATACGTTCTGTTGTATTGATACTTGGGTTAATCTCCTGATAGAAATCATTAACCCCATCTCCCATAACGTTGCGTACATAACGTGGCAATTTAAGCTGTTTACGCCGATATTCGAATCCAGCCGCCGCATTTTGTACAGACTGTCCGTCTGGCATCAATCTGTCAGAATCCATCAGTACTGTACGTTTGCTATCTTTAATCTCTGTGCCACTACGGCTGTATGCAATGTCTAAGTCTAACAATTCTTGCACAGCCTGGTAAAAAATAGGCATGCCCAATGGACTATAAAGGTCCTTATTGTTTGCAGATGGTGTTCTAAGTACCCCGAACAGAGGCTTTTCAATGTTTTCCATTGTTACTTCTTCTAAAAGATTTTGCCATGGTGACTCGCTTAAATCAATCTTCTTTCCTAGCGATACTCTGCTCCTGCTTGCGTAACATTTGTTTGTTATGCAGTAGATTTTGTCTTCTTCGTCCTGCAAGTACCTGTGATATTCTAGTCGTGTATAATAAATTTTTCCGTCAGACGAAGTATCATGGTTTACAAATATACACCCTGTGATGGTCCCATTGTTTGTGTCTGTTACAAGGAAATCGGATGGAGCAAACATATCTACTCCGTCTCCGCTATGTTTTAAAATAACAGTCCCAAACGCACATGCATACTCTACCCAATGCCTGAGCTGTTTTAATACACTTTTTGTCTGCTCATTGAGCCAGTCTGCTCTTGCACTTCCGTCTATTTTTATATTAATCGCTAATGTCGTTAACTCAGCGATCTCCGAACAAATCATCTTTGCAAAATTAACTGTGTTTACTTCATCTTCTACGTCTAACCACGGTGGTACTCCTGCATAAATATCTGCACATCCGTCTATCATCTTGTGCATAGCATCTGTTGTAAGATCATCTATATTAAATTCATTTTTCGCCACATTTTGAAATAACATACTAAATAATCCTTTAATTTTTTCAAATAATTTCATGTTTTTATTCCTGCTTTATGCGCTACATCCTCGCTTTCTCCATAACGGATACGTTGCATACCTTACCGCATCAATCGCATGGTTGTTTTTATCTGGATATTTGCTTATAATATCACCATTATCGTTTACTTCAAATTCATATTCGATAAATTCTTTATATGCGTTTGGTGTCCTGTGTGAGTCTATTACAATATGCCTGCTTTGCAACCACTTCATGGAATATTCCACGCTTCCAGGTCCTTTTTGTACTCCGTTCGCTGGAATACCCATGTCTTTGTAATCGTTAATGCTCTTAGGCTCTGCACTATCGCAGGTAACTATGTAATCGTCATATTTTTTGTTCAGAATCCATTTTCCGGTTTTTGCATTGCTTTGCTTATTGCAGTAATGCTCGTCTAGTAGATACAGCGTATCTCTCGCATGATCGTAATGCAACCGTATAAACGCATATGGATCCGGGTAGAACCCCCAGTCGCACCCCTGGTATATTCTGTCAAATTCTTTATATTCTTCGTTTGTAATCGTTCTAATATCAATAAACTCAAAAACGTTTGTTCCAAGTCCTACCGGTTCTCCGAGGTATTCGTGCTTGTATGCTTTCTCGTTTGTTGTTTTTAAGTGTTCTGCATCGTTTATAAATTGCTCGCCAAGCCATTCGGCAGGAACAGACCTATAATCGCTTTTGTGTCTATAACTGTCGCTCCTTGGCTCTGCTACATATTTATTCGCCCAGTTTGATAAAGATATTGGAGGGTTAAATGTTTTAAACACAACAAACTGTGAGCCTCCACGCAATACAGATTGCTGTGTTGTTCGTATCTCTTCGATGCCGGAAAATTCATCCAGCTCTTCAAACCAAAGGTATTTTATATACCCTTTTGCAGTCTTTACAGACTTGGTCTTTTTAGCTTTGTCTAAGCCTCTGTATAATATCTTTTGTCCGGTAGGCTTATATACATGCTGTAGTGGAGATAAAGATGATTCCCATAAATCTTGTACTCCAAGCGCATCTATTGCCCATTCGATCTGCTCATATACACTATCTCTTAGTGTATTACCGACTTTTCGAAACACTGCCGCATTCGTACATTTTCCTCTTCCTGCATCCTGCATAATGCCTAACACAATCTCTACAGAGACGAAAGACGACTTGCAGGAACCACGCCCCCCGAACAAGTCGTAGTATGTATGCTTGTTATCTTGTATGTCCCAGTGTACTTTGTAAAAAGCAGGAGCGATTACATCTGTTAAATTTACAGACATCTTGCTACTCTTTCGGGATATTATTTACGATTGTAATTTTATCTGCCGTTTCTTCTTTTTCTTTCTTATCCGCATCCCAGCCTTTAAAATTGTTTCGTAAATTAAATTGTGCGCCTGCACTTCCTTCTTTGTCGTACAATCGTTCTTCTGCATATGCTTCGATTCTAAGCTTCGCGCGCATAAGCGTATCATTAAATTTTTCGTCTCTTGCTTGATAATTCAATAGCGCCTGCCTACTTTTAAACCCTAGTGCAAGTGCTAATCCACCTGTCGTGGGTGGTTTTCTGCCGATCATGACAGGATAACCGCCTTTATTCCTTACAATCTTTCCATCTTCATCTGTTAATTCTACGCCTTCGCAAGATTTAAAGTATTCATCAATTTTTTTCTGCATCTGCTTTGCGCTTTTATAAAACGGAGGTCTAGCCATTTTTCTTATTTTCCTTTCTATTTATTTTTTTCTATCTGTAATGTTATTTTTGCAATAAAAAAACACCCCAACACGATAGTTATAGTATTCTCTACTATAATTTTATCATGTCAGAGTGTTTCTCGCTTCAATTCTATTTATTTTTTAATCTACAATGTTAATTAGACTCTTTTCCAAGCACTTAGCTTGTCTGCCGCTAGATGTGCACCATTTAAGTACAGTACCTCTTCTTCCTCTGGTCTTTTAGTAATAAAAAGGTTGTCATATTGTGGCAGCCTTTTATTAAGTTATATTATTCCATTTCCACTTCTTTATAGATAATAACGTCATATTTTGCGCTGAAAACATTTTCTCTTTTTAATTTTACTTTATATCCTTTATCTGTAACGTTTTCCACAAATTCTTTAATTGGTAGCACTTCTTCCATTTTGTTTGAGTAAATTATTCTCGTTACTTCCTGTAAAACTTTTGCCTGTTTCATTCTTTTTTTCTCCAATTTACACATGCTTTGAGATTTTTCTTTTGATTCTTCGTGTACTTGCAATCTAGCACATAAATCTAGTAAAAGTGTTGTACCCATCTCTGAAAATGTCTCTTGTCTGTGCTTGCATATGTTGTAAAAGTAGCAATCGCAATCGCACTCATGCTCTTCGCAATAGTCGTTTAACCTTTTTATCATCTGTTCTTTTTTCATTTTCTTCCTCTCCTATTCCTGTTTAAAGCATTACGTTTCATAAACTTTTCTTTTGTTATAGACCAATAACATGGTCTTTTCTTCTTTATAACATCCCTCTCTGCCTTGCAATCATCTTTAAACTGTTTATAGCTGTCACATCTTGTGTGGCAATCCCAACTCCTGCCTGTTGCTTCTGTGCACCCCATGCAAGCACATTTCATACAATCACTCCTCTTTGATAACGCTTAAAACTTGACTTCAATTCCTGTCTCTTCTTTGATAGTCGTTTGCAAGTCATAAATGCTTATGTATCCTTTTTCATAGCTGTCTTTTAGCCCATTGATTTCATCTAACCATCTTTCTATTCTAGCGCCACCAAAATCAAATTTATTTCTTAATGCCATGATCCCCAACAGAAGGAAAGCTGTATAACTGCTATGTATTAATTTGTCTGCATCCCTGCGATTTTTAACCCTGCGTTTCTGTGCAGGTGCTTGTCTGTTGTTAAAGTATTTACTGCTCATAGTAACACCACCTTATACATCTTCTGGGCTTCTGTTATTGGCTTTCTCTGTGTCAAATCCATCAGGGTATCTTTTTTTTAGTTTGTCGATATTCATTTGCATAATTTCATCAAGACTCCATCCGAAGGATTCACAGATCATTGCAATATACCATATAACGTCCCCAAGCTCTTTTTTTGCGTGTGTAATATCCAATGTTTTATTGTGGAAAATCCATTTCTTAATCATATCTGCAAATTCTCCAACTTCGCCAGACAATCCAAGGATCCCATTAATGATACCGCCATTATCTTTTGTGAGCGATTCTCCTGCAAAACATGGTGCACCTTGCCATTCTGTCCATGTCACTAATCTATTTGTATTTTTTCTATCATTGGTTCGCATTGCTTTTAATTGATATTCTTTACCGTTCAATTTATAACACTCCTTTATAATATAATATTCTCTGTTTGATAGCTCGCATTTTACACAACTATCAAGCTTTCCAATTTTTGCCTCAACTTTAGTCACAAACATAAATCCTAAAATCATTTTCTTATTCGAATAGTAAAAGCACAAGAACACGTTTTTGCCTAAAAGATAACTTTGAAGCATTCTCTTTAATCCAGCGATATATTTCCCAGTATTCTTCCTTTGATTTATCAACATTATTTTTAAAATATCTTCTTGCTACTTCTTCAAAAAATTGTTCTCTTGTATATTCGCCAAAACTCTCACATTTTTCACCGTTTTTTTTCGATTTAAGATAATTTAACCAAATAGATTTCAAATTATTGTCATTCATTGCGTTATACCTTTTGTTTAATCTTTGTGCAGGAGTAGTAGGCAAGCTAACATACTTACCACCCCTGCGATATATCCAATTATAAATAAGATCATTTTTTACCTCTTATTCAGATGCAGTCTGTCACATCCAATTGGGTATGCTTTGCTCCAGTTTGTGTGCCCATACACAAAATTGGCTCGCACTTTAGCATACTTTCCATGTTCATTTTCTGTCACAAATTTGTCTTTATTGCTACTTATGTACAGATAATCATTTTTTGTTGTATATGTCTTTGTATGTTTAAATTTATTATCTTTGCTAATTACAACGCTATAGTTTTTTGCATATTTTATCTTTTTCCATCTAATTTTTAAGTAATTCTGTGGAAAAAGATACCCATGAATATATCTACTTTCTACTACGTCCGGAGCTTTTTTGTAATTATAGACAATACGTTTAAATTTGTCTTTTACTTTGTTGTTAAAAGCGCACTGTACATTTGTATTTTTTACTGTTTTAGCTTGTACATCTGCACAGCCGACTGTCATAACTACTGCTAAACTTGTTACTAATAATGCCTTTTTCATTTTTTTCTCCTTTTTATTTTGCTAATAAATATCTTTTAATACGATCTTCTCCGATTTCTTTTAGCGCATTTTTTGCAATTCCTTCCGAAGTAAAATATACTTGATTCCTACGAGTTATTAATACACTGTAGCATTCTATGTGTTTGCTTACTACGTTGTAGCATAATTCATAGTGCGTGTTTTCCTCATCCCACCTTTCTTTGTCTGGGTCGTTGTACATTTTTGCATATCTTTTTAGCTCCGTTTCGACTTTTCTTTTTTCTAATTCGTCTATAGCTTCTTTTTCTGTTTTGTAAGCATTTCCACAGTCCCATGTGTCATTTTCTATCTCAAAATTTCCCCAGGGCATGGTACGCACTGTTCCATTTTCATCAATTATCCAGTATATTTCTCCAATTTGTGGCTTTAATTTGCGTGCATTTGTCTTCTTTTTAAATTCATCGATTAAATGTTTTAACGCATTTATTTCTGCAGCTGTTAAGTTATCTGTATTTACTTCCATCTTCATTCCTCCTATTTTTGCTTTTAAATTACGCATATCCCCAGTATCCATTGATTGCATTTACTTTTATAAATGCTACTGTTTTTTCTTGCTTCTTTTCTTCTTTTTTTGTCTTGTTGCAATATAAAATCGTGTCGCACCAATTCAATATTGTATTTGTGCTTATTCCAAATCGTTTGTGTGTTGCAAGTATTGTCGCATTGTTTTCTGTCTTCCACTTCACAACTTTTTTCTTAAAATCTAACGGGTAGCTTGTCCTTGCCATTGCGCTCTTTTCTTTTTCCGCCCATTTTCTTATGCTGTCTGGAGACACATTATATTCTTTTGCGACTTCTTTTAACGTTTTAGTTGTAAACATATATTCTTTAACTGCTTTATTTTTCAGGTCTGTGCTTATTTTCCTTCTCCCCATTTTTGCTCCTTTCTCCCACCGCCGGCTTAAGACGGTGGGATTGCATCAATTTTAAGTGCAACTACTTCGTATCAAATAGCCGGTCCATTTTGTTCTATTTGTTTATGAGTTGCTATATGTGGTATATGTATAGCGTTACCTGTCAGGATCCGCTATCTGTAGTATCCTGCCCCGCTTGTAGCTTGATACCAGCCTCTATTTTTATCTTTTTTAATAATCTCTGCTTTTAATTCGTTAATTACTATCCGTTCATATTCGCTCTCCCATGTTTTTAGAGTACCGTATGCAATATGATAACGTTCTGAAAGATCTTTATATTCCAGACCCTTTTCAATTTTCATCCGGATAACATTCTTTTTAAATGTCTCCGGATATTTTGTATTTTTTTCATTTTTATTTGTAATTAATTTTGCATATTTTCTTATAGAGGACTCGCTAACGTTATACTTTTCGCATAGCGTTTTTAGAGGAGTTCCATCCAGAAACATTTGTGCGATTTTATCCCAGTCCGCTGTAGTGCTACGCATTTACGATCGTCTCCTTATCTGTTGTTAAAAATTTGTTTATAAAATACTGCTGTCCTTTGCCTGTCACTTTTACCGTTCTTCTTATTTTTGCTTGCGCATTTGTATTTATAACAGTTTCTTTTATCTTAAACAGTCCAAGATCCATTGCCCTTTGCGTTGGCATATTTCTACTGTCTCCATACCGTTTTGCAAGGTAACCTTTTTCTCGCATCCACGCAAATAAACGATTTTGTCCAATATTAATCCCGTTTTGCTTTAAAATTTTAGCTAAATCTCCTATTAGAATGCTTGTCTGGCTCGTTGCTACTGCATCTGCAAAAATTTCCTTCGGCTTCATTCGTTTGTTATCTTCTAGCAGTGCTGTATTGCTTGCTTGTAGATCTTCGATCGTTTTTTGTGCTTCCAAAACTGCTAATGCAAGCAATTCTTTTCCTTTTGGAACATGTTCTGTAATAATCTGTTCCATCTGATGAAATCTATTAATATATTTTGCTGTAAACTCTGTTCCCTTTGCCCCTGTTAACTTATGTGCAATAAATTCACATCCTTTTTTCGTTACGTTGTAGCACGGATACTCTCTTCCTCTATTTTTATATGTAGATTCTGTAAAAAAATCTGACTGTCCAAGATTGGACAGCGAAAGTTGCTTAATGTAAGTGCGTATGTCTCTTAATAGTTTGTTATGCTCTTTTCCTACCATTTCTGCTACTTCCAGACTACTTATTGTCTGTTCAATCTTCTTATTCATTATTCATCCACCTCGCAATCTACATTAAATAGATATTTCATGATACGTTTCGCTCCAATATAATCAACGGAATTTTTAACAATATCTTCGGAAGTGAAATAAATATCATTGATATTTTCTACTACCTGATTTGATGATCTTATTAAAGCTTCATCTCCAATATCATATCTAATAGTATAATGTTGATTTATGCCATCCCACTCTTCTTTCTCTGGATCATTATGTTCTTTTGCGTATTGTTCAAGCTCTACTTTGACTTTCTGCTTTTCAATGGCAAACTTTGTTTCTTTTTCACTCTTAAATACATTACCTAAAGCCAATCTTCTAAGATCAGATGTTCTGTTTTTCCATTTTGCAATGCTAATATGCCCGTCATCTGTGATGAAATAATATTTATCTCCATCTTTTAACCCACATGGATTAGGTTTTTCTTCCTTTTTTGCTTTCTCATAAAAGTGTTCAAATAGCGTTTTGAACAAATTCTGGTCAGCTTCAGATAATACTGAAAGATCAATCATCTTTTCTTTATTCATATTCATTTTTTCTCCTTTTGTAATTTAGCTAAATTACATTTTAACTAAGTTGCTTCTGCAATAACTGTTCTTCCAGATCGTCCCAGTCATAATCTCGCTGTGTAAAATTATGCTGTATAACTTGTCCCGTGCTTTGCTTTTCTTCTGGCTTTACATAGTTAGCGTCTAAATAGTCTACATATCCGCTATTAAAAAACGTGCTACCATTTTGTGGCTTTCTCCAGGTGTCTTTTTCCAGGTCTTGCTTGTATCTTTGCACCGCCCTTTGCATTTCTTCATACCCTATTTCTGCAAGTTTCCGTTTTTGCGCTTCTTTTACCTGTCCTTTCCCGCGTTTGTTTGGGTATAATTTCCATAATTTTTCAAAGCACTCATTTACTTCTTTTTTACTCTCAGTTTTTTCCTCCTGGTGTTCATTTTTTTTCTTTACCTTGTCGGTTTTTTCTTCTGCTTTCGCTACTTTTTTAACATCTTCTTGTTGCTTTTCGATTTTTTGTCCACAATCTGCTGTTGTTATGTAGCTTTTGTAGTCGTTAACTGTGTAAATTGTATATTTGTTATTGCTTTTTGTTGTTATGTACCCTGTTTCTTTTAGTTTTTTTAATGCAGTCCGTACTGCACTTACACTTAAGCCTGTTTCTGCACTTAATCTAGCAATACTAGATACAAACGCTCCTGCGTCTATTATTTTTCCGCACCATTTTGTCGCTGTGTCTTTAATATGTAAAAGGCAATGCGTAAACAGTCTAAATACATTAGTGTTTTCGTACCATTCCCATTCTGTTGTTATTGTTATACTGTTCTGCATAGCATTACCTCCTACTTTTTTTACTCTGTATCGCTGTTTTCGTGTATCATTATTTCAATTTTGGGCTTGTTAGGATCCACTTTAAAATGATCTATAAATCCCAACACATATTTCTGTCCGTCTCCTGGAAACACTCCTGCTTCTACCAGGCTATCTAAGATAAACTTTTTAGCAAAAGCGATGTTATCCGGATCTCTTCTTCTGTTGCGTTCCGTCCATGTTATTTCCATTATTACCGGAAAATTAAGTGCTTTTTTTCGTAACCATAGTGGAATGTTATCCTTACAAATTTTTTGGTTATCTTTTTTACATTTAGCGCCCTTATAAGCATTAGTTCTACATGATTCTGTATAATCGTTTAACCCAGCCAGTCTTCCTTGTATTGTATAAACTACAGCCACGATTTGCCAAACTCCTTTACAAACTCTTCTCTTGTTCCTACGCATTCCTCGAATGCTTTTTGGGCAAGTTTTTTATACATTAGATCATAATTGCTGTTAAGATGTGCAGAGCAAGGACCGCCCGTGTGGTGTGCATGGCAGAGTGGTATTACAAGATTATATTTATCTGCCTTTTTTCTATTTGCTGTCCCGTGCAGACAGTGATGTATTTCTACATGTGGGCTTCCACATAAAAAGCACTCATTCATGTTGTCTGTTATTAAGCTTTTTTCCTTTTTCAATTTTTAGTTTCCACCTTTCTTCCATTTCCTTTATTTCCTGTGGTGTAGCCGTCTCAATTCCAAGATCTTGTGCTTCCTGCACTGTCCCTTTTATCAATTCTGACATTTCTTTTGTATCGTAGGTATGGCTCCCACGCATCACCAGATTGATTCTAAACAGTTTCCCTGTCTTATTGGTAGTTGTTCTAGCCGTTGGCTGTAAATGGCAAAACTCAAGGTCGTACACTTCTATATCGTTATCCAACGGAAGTGATACAAGAGAACCGTTTATAATCTCATGTTGTCCGTACTCTGCTATGAGTTTGTTCTTTATATATACCTTGCTGTTATCCGTTACTTCTGCAATCTTCCCAACCAGTACATGAAAGTATGCATTGGCATCTAAACTCCTGCCCTCACGGTACTGAACAACCTTAAGCCGACATTCCTTATCTTTCAGTCGGTCATATTCCCCTCGTATGTCTTTTTCACATACAAGGGATATAACCTGCTTGCCCGTTGTAAAATCGATCGAAATATCGTGTATTTTAGCTTTCGTTTCCATCTGCTAGCCACAGCTTTCTATAATTTTCTTTGTTCCTGTTAACAAGTGTTGCTCGATATTCTCCCTCTGTAATATTTCTTACGTCTTCTTTCCTCCAGCTTTTTAGGACTTTTTTAATATCAAATCCCTCTTCCGTGCACATTTCTAGTAACGTTTTTTGCTTAATCTCAGAAATTGGAAGATCCTTAACAATTTCCTGCATATTCTTTTCGTTTTCCTGCTTGTTAGCTCTTTCCTTGCGTTCTCTATAATTTTCGTCTGTATCAGCATCTTTTGTATCATCTAATAAAAAGATGCCGTTTAGAGCATATTTACGCGCATATGAAGATGCCGTTCCTGTTATCTGTGAATCATCCATCCCTTTTTTATTCATTGCTTCCCTAGCAAATGCTGTGGCTTCTACACTGTCTCCCGTTTCTGTATCTACAATTTTTACAGTTGCTTTAACATAAACACGATCACTTGCTACTTGTACATCGTCCGATATATACATCGCAAGTTTTTGCTCCGATAAGAGTGGCTTAGCAGCTTCCAGGATCCCTTCTGCATTTCTGTAATTGTAATCCCCGAACTTATTGTATAAATTTTTTGGCGCTTTCAGTGTGGCTTGTATGTGCATCATCTTTTCGTGTATACTCATTAGTAACATCCCCCTTCACGTTCAAAGTCATAATCTGCTTTGTTGTCCAAAAACATATCGTATTTGTCGATCTCATGCGCTGGATTGTCATAGAACGTCTCTACGATTTCGTCTAAAACTTTCGGGTTAGATGTAATAAAATCCTCTACAATTTCCTCTAGTGCTTGCTTTTCGCTCAGATCCGCATAACATCTGTCTTTTATATCCTGCCATGCGTCTTCCTTAGCGATTGTAAATCCATTGTATTCATATCCAATCATTATTATTTTTTATTCCTTTCTCATGTTTTTTACAATAACCATTGCTTTTTGTTTCTTTTTCTGCTATACTGTTTTTATATATTTTTATTAAGCACCTCGACTGATGCCAGCGGTCTGGGTGCTTTTTTTATGCCTCTCCCTCTAACCACAGAAATCCAGGGAGTACAGTACCTAGCACTAACCATAATGGATAACCAAGCGTTCCCAGTATCGCACCTAGTACAATCAGAATTCTTCCTATCATTTTTTCACTCATTTTCTTTTACCTCTTTTCTTTTGTTTCCCAGTCGTTTGTCCCGTATTTTTTTAAAAAATATGCGATCATCGCAACTTCTACAGCGATTGTTATTACTACTCCTGCTAGAGCCCCTATAAATCCTATTGCTAATGCGCTTATATACATGTATCATCCTCCTTTCCTTCGAGTAGATAGCTTAGAGTTGTCTCTAAATATTCAGCTATCTTTGCTAATGTTTCCACCTTCGGGAAACATTCTAGCTTCCCATTTTTCCAAAGAGACAAAGTTTTTTGCGTTACTCCCGTTGCTTTCGCAACTCTGTAATTTGTCACTCCCTTCTCATTTCGCTTTTTAGAGTAACGCTTGTAGCTTTCGCCTAAACTTAACATTTTTCCTCCTGCATTTTTCTTGCTTCTGTCTTAAAGCTTTAGTTTCTTTCCTGTGTTATTCATGCTATCTTTGATTTCATCTACTCTTTTTTCAAGGGCAGCTATTCTCTTTAACAGCTTTTTCATTTTCTTTTTTCTCTTTTTCTTCGCCATTCGTCCCTCCTAGAAAATAATCAACTGTAACACAAAAGTAATCTGCTAAAGTTTTAAGTTTTCTAATGCCAGGTTTGCTTCTACCGGTTTTCCAGTCTGTAAAAGTAGATCTCGTAATTCCTGTGTCTTCAGACACTCTGTAATCTGTCAGATTCTTTGCATCTCGTAATGCACAATATTCTTTATACATTTTTTCCTCCTTTCCGAACTTTTCTATTGATTTTAGTTCGGAAATCAGTTATAATATGGATTGTAAAGAAAAAAATCATAACAAGAACTTACCAATGGCTGTTCCTTTTTCCGAACTTATGTCTATATTATAATTCGGATTTTGGAACTTGTCAATAGTTTTTGTACGGATTTTAGAACTTTTTTAAAAAAAGGCGGTGCTATATGTACGAGATTTATCAAAAACTGCGTGACGAAAAAGGATTAAAAGATTCTGATGTGGCAAGAGAAGCCGGAGTTTCGAAGTCTACTTTCTCAGATTGGAAAGTAGGTAGAAGCAAACCTGGCATCAAAAAACTGCAAAAGATTGCTGATTTTTTCGGTGTGACAGTCGATTATTTAACAACTGGAAAGGAGGAAGAACTAAAAAATAACACTAATGATCTTAAGAAAAAATACGAAGAGATTGAAGATTTATTGAAGAGCGGAAAAATGAAGCCTTTACGCTATGATGGACAACCCATCGATGATACAACAATAGATTTATTATTAAAGCAGGTCGAAATATCACTTGCAATGCTTGAAAAATGAACAGGAGGATGTACTTATGAAGTTAAATCAAATCAAGGTTTTGGTGAATGATTTGATTAAAAAGTACGATACGAGAAATCCATATCAGCTATGTGATTATCTAGATATTATTATCCAGATTGGAGATCTAGGAGATTTGTCTGGATGTCATTTAAAGATATGTGACAAGAAATTTATTTATTTAAACGACAGAATTGAAGACGAGAAGATGAGAGAGGCTGTAGTTGCGCATGAGCTTGCTCACTGTATCTTGCACGATGGATATTATTATTTTTTCAGTTACGGAAAGCAGTTTTACTCAAACCGGGTTGAAATCGAAGCTCATACGTTTGCGGCAGAGCTATTGATTCCCGATGAAATAATTTTTGAACATCCCGGGTATACAATCAATCAGCTCTCTGCATTAACAGGATACGGTGATAGATTAGTAAGTTTTAAAAAGATTTAATTTTTTTCTTTTTTTATTTTATT